AATCTAATTGGAACTACACACGGAGATGGAGCGAAACACGAACACTTACCTTTATTAATGGCAACCGAGTTTCCACACGAATGGAGCTTATCTAAACATCGTTATGTTTATACTCATCACGTTCACCACAAGACAAGTAAAGACTACATCGGAGTTACTGTTGAATCACTTAGATCACCCTCAGGAACGGACTCTTGGCATCACAGGAATGGATATCAGCATTCACCTAAAGCAGTAGAAGGTTTTTTACATCATAAAGAATTTGGTCAGGTGGCACGTTTAAATCACATATTTTAGTATATTTGTCGTTCATAGTTTTTTGGTTAGGTTAGGGGATGTCGCAAGGCATCCCTTTTTTATGGGTATAACCTGAGAATTTGAAATATTTTTAAGGCTTTACCCTTATTTTATGACAAGAATTTCACAAATTTGTCAAGTTTATGTGACAAAAAACTGGACATTCTAGCGGACATTTACCCTTGTTCTGTTTGTTTTATCGGACATTTACCTTTGTTCTATTACAATAATGTAACATATTTAACCTTGTTTTGTTACAAACATTTGCCACTATTTTAATTTATTGTCAATTGTATACGTGGTCAAATCCTACTTTAATGTTATTTTGCATATTATTTTCCACTATAGTGGTCTTATAAACGCCAAATACACATTATAATGTTACTTATAAGTTACTTTATGTATACGTATTTATCCGAATTTATACGAAAATTATACGTATTCACTTTTTACGCACTATATCAATAGTGCATCCAAAAATATGTAATACTTCAAATAATCCATCAAGCCTAATATTTGATTTACCTTGTTCAATTTTACGAATGACTGTTAATGCTATAGCAAACCTTTCAGAAAATTCAAATTGAGTCATTTTTATTTGCTTTCTTTTTTCTTTGACAAAAGTTCCTATTTTTAACATATCTAATCCTTCACCATCTGAAAGAATTTGCTCTAAATTATGACTGATTAACAAAGGGCTGATTAAAAAGCTATTTAATAAATAAGCACCATTGTTTAATTCTTTTTGAATCCAATACCTTTCTCTCACATCTATGTCATCGTTAACATTTACATATTCTATTACTTCAACTGATGGACAATGACCTATTTGTTTAAGTTCATTTACCCATTGATTAATCTTATCAGAATGACTTTGCTTAAGGTGTTGCAAAGGACGTATCATTCCTTGTGTTGACTTACCTATGTAATGTATTGAATTTGTAAATGGGCATTTTAATGCGTAAATCAATTTTTTAGCTTCCATATTTATATCCGTTATAATATAAAGATACATAAATTAAATGAACTTTTCCTACATTATATGTTTTTGCATACATCTCAAATGCCTGTAAAATCAAGCGTTTTAAAAATAATTGTAAAAAAAATGAAAATAATTGTTAATAAATTAGATTTATATATAAATAGTCTATATATTTGTTGAAACAAAAACGAAATAATTATGAAAAAACAAGAAATGATTAAAGTAATGATTGCAGAGGAAAAGCAATTATGGAAAGAAATGATGGAGTGTATTGACAAACTAGGATTACACGACACTATTACAGATTTTGCAGTTGCAAGATGGTCAGCTGTCAATAAATTAGTATGTAAACTTAGAGGGATATGAAAACACTAAACGAAAATCAAAAGGACTTTATCGGTGGTGCTATTGCATTTACATTATTTTGGTCTGTAATGCTTTATTTCACGGCAACGCAACCTGACTATTCACAAACCAATAAAGTACCGCAAAACGTAAAAAAACAAACCCAATCGCCAGTATTAGAGAAATACGGAGAGTTAATTACTAAACACAAATAAGATGAACAAATTTGAAATAACAGATTACACGCTTTCAGCTTTTAATATGCACTTGGAATATGTGTACGGAGAATATTATTACGAAGTTCTTTGCGACTTTGATTGGTCAGATGATTGTACAGGACATTACACAGACTTTTCAGTTACACCTTTGAGCGGTACGTTTTTTCACGAAACTACAGACGAAAAAGGAAACATTGAAATCACGGACGATTATAAGCAATGGCTACAAGACAAAGTAAAGGAGTTCAGAAACCAAACGCTTTGGCTATACAACGAATCACTAGAGAAAATGCGTGATTTAGATACTGACGAACAAGATTGGAGTTACTATGGTATTTAAACTACAAAGAATGATTAAGTTCTGGAGAACTAAGTCGTCAGCGGAAACAATAAGAGGATCATTTAATGAAGATCTTTACAGAAGAATTTGTGAAATTAAATTTAACCAACAATTATGAGTTACAAGAGAAAAGAAAACTACGAAGCATCAATGCTAGGAATCGTAGTAAGTTTATTACTAGCTGCAGTAATACTTTTAGCAATTGGAATCATTAAATTAATACAATTAGAATCATTAAACTAATCAAGCTATGAAATATAAACTAACTTACAAAATAGGACTTGCAGTAATGCAGGAATGGATCTTTACTTCTAAAAGTTTATGCTATTGGAAGAAGATGGATTTAATCGAAACAGGGCGTTTCAATATGGGTAGCTTCTATATAGAAGAATTTAAATTTTAAGACAATGAAAAACGATTTAATCGAACGAGTAACATACCTGATTGAAAGAGATGAACTCAACAAACGTAACCGACAAAAACATAATATCTACAAGAAGTGCTTTCTGATGGCACAATTACGAAAAGAGGAACTAACCTTTAACGAAATAGGATCATACTTCAATCAGCATCACGCTTCAGTTATTCACAATATCCAAACGCACAAGAATCTAATGCAGTACAATAAAGACGAATATTTGGACGTTGTTAGGGAATACCAAGTGTTCCTAGTAAACTCAAAGTATATCCTGCAACCTAGAAACATCATAGACGATGTAAACGGTTGTACAAGTCTTTATAAGTTATTACGTGTCAAGCGTTGGATTGCAGAAGGACGATATAAAAATTTACAAGACGATGCAACTTTAATGGAATAAATACGTTATATTTGTACAGGTTAGAGTCTCAAACATAGTTAACCTTAAGGAATTATTTACCCTTGTAATGATGCTGACGTGAGACTCCAGCGGATTTGCGAGGGTTTTTTTATTTTATTTAATTTTTATTTATTATGGTTTATTCAATACAATGCTTTAATGATCCAAGCGTTAATTTACAACTAAGAGCAGATGACAAATTTGTAGACATCAGAATTGAAGATGTAGATTCTGGCGAAACACAATTTATTTATCTATCGGAAAATGATTTATTTGAATTGATAGGTGTTTTACATCACATTCAAAAACAATTAAAAAAATGAGTGGTTGGATTAAATTACACAGGAAGTTTTTAGATTGGGAGTGGTTTAATAAATCTGAAGCAGTACACTTGTTTTTGTATATGCTTATCAAAGCGAATCACAAAGACGCTAAATGGCAAGGAAACGATGTTAAAAGAGGACAATTCATTTCGTCTTTAGGTAATATTTCTAATGCCACTGGAATAAGTATTCAGCAAATAAGAACCATTTTAAAAAAGTTGGAAAAGACAAACGAAATCGAAGTAAAATCAACAAGCCAATTTACTATAGTAACTATCTGTAAATATGATTGTTATCAAGATGAAAACGAAACTACTAACAAGCCATTAACAAACAATCAACAAACGACTAACAAACGATCAACAACAAACAAGAATGAAAAGAAAGAAAAGAAGATATTATTCGATGAATTTTGGACTTTATATTCTAAGTCAGTTGATAAGCAGAAGTGCTTAGATAAATTTGAAAAGTTGTCAGATGAAGAAATAAAATCTATATTTGAAACCCTTCCATTTTACATTATTCAAACGCCTGATAAAACCTATAGAAAAAATCCTTTGACTTATTTAAACGGAAAATGTTGGAATGATATCGATTTGAGTAAACCACAAATTATTAATAATACTTTACCTAACGAAATTTGGGAATGATGTACAAAAGACTCACAAACGTAAACAACGAACTTTTCGACATACGCCTACAAAAAGACGTAAGAGGAAAGTCAATCGGTTGGGATTGGGATATACTTCCATACACAATCAAAGAAGGATGCACTACATATATCGGTTCTGCTCCAGCATCAGGAAAGACAGAGCTTTGGTTTGAGATACTTATTAACCTTTCGTGTTTACACAATTGGAATCACGTAATTTTCTCTCCTGAAACAGGTAATAGTGCAGAGATATTTGCAGAGCTTTGCTACAAGTACGTAGGAAAACCTTACGTTCAAGGACAGAACTCAATGAGTAACTCAGAGCAGATAGTTGCAGAGATGTTTATCAATGAGCATTTTATTGTAATTGATCCAATTGACGAAGACTTGACCATTACTAAATTTTATGAGTTGGTAGATGAAATCGAAAAGAAGGAAGGAATGAAAATTCACACGACAACAATTGATCCCTGGAACGAATTAACGGAGGAGTTTTTACCTAGTGACTTAGGACGAGAGGATAAATACTTAAGTAGAATTTTGGGAACAGTACGAAAAAACGCAAGAAAGACAGGCAGACATAACTGCGTAATCAATCACGTTCGTGATCAACCTATGGTCAGCTCAAAGACAATAGCAGGAACTGACATCAGTTACTTTCCAATGCCAAGTGCAAGAGACTTTGCTGGAGGACAAGTTTGGTTCAGAAAAGGACTAAGCGTTTTGATTCCTTGGCGTCCTCCTTACGGATTATTAGATGGAGATGGTAACGGAGCAGAAAAAAACGAAGTACATTTGAAAGTTGCTAAGAGTAAACCTAAAGGCGTATCAAAAAACGGAGTATATAAAATGTTTTTAGACCTAGATAAATATCAATACTATATGCTAGACTTCAAAGGAAATAGAATCTATGCAAACCGAACAAAGAAAGTACCTGAACAAAAGAAGATTACAATGACAGAACAAAAGTTAAACGCTATTCACGCTAACAAAAACTTTTAATGAAAACTATAAACTCACTAAGTGGTGGTAAAACATCAAGCTACATAGCAGTAAACTATCCTGCTGATTATAACATCTTTTCACTTGTACGCACAAATGATATTAAATGCTTGTTTCCTGATGCTCAAGTTCGTAAAATTGTCAGCGATAGAATAGGTCAAGAATTCATTGGAACGCTAGAAGAAGATACAATTATTTACACTATGCTTGATTTAGAGCAATACATCGGGAGCGAGATTGTTTGGTTATCAGCTAAAACCTTTGATGAGGTGATAGCTAGTTATAAGATGGCTAATGGAAGTAATTACCTACCTAATCAAATGACACGTTATTGCACGGTTGATATGAAAGTAAAACCAATTGCACAATGGTGTTATGAGAACTTAGAACTGCCAATTGATATGAGAATAGGATTTAGAGCTAATGAAATGAGTAGAGCTAAAACAATGATTGACCGAGCAGTTGACGGAATAGAGCATTTTAAGTTTAAAGTTGGAGAGAAAAACGGAAGAAACAAATGGAAAACTTTGCCATATCGAACTGCTACATTTCCACTAATTGAAGCAGGAGTTTTTAAAGATACAGTTGAAGAGTTCTGGAAGGATAAACCTGTAAGATTTGCTTACAAGAATAATTGTGTTGGATGCTTTCATCGTTCTGAGTTATTCTTAAAACATATGAGTCAAAGAGATGAAAACAAGTTCCAGTGGTTTATTGATATGGAGCAGAAAAACGGATGCACATTCAAAAGTGGAGTAACTTACGAAAAGATAAAAAACCATAAATTACAATTAGATTTGTTTGATGAAGATTTCAACGATTGTGATTCAGGATATTGCGGACTTTAAAATTAAAATTATGGACATAGGATTAAAACTACTTTACATCAAAGGACTTATTCAAAAGAACATTTGGAAAGTAAAGCTAACAAGAGAAGAGCTGCAAGAGAAAAGACCATCAGCAGAAGCGTACATAAACGGAGCTAGAGACACGGAGAACGACTTAAAACAGGTGCAGTTAGCAATAGTTGAACTTGAAACAGAATTACGTTTACACGGACGAGAAATAAACCGTTGTCTGCATATAAACGGAGAATTAAAAAAACGAATTGAAGAATTGGAACACGAACTTAAATTTAAAAACGTAGAATTATGAAGAAGGAGCATAAATTAGTCGCACTATGTGCAGTATTACCTGTATTAGCAGATTGGATTGAAGACCTGAATGATCAATCAGTATTTAAACGAGACCTAAAACGCAAAGCAAATATGTTAATGCAAGAAATCAGACGAGTAGATGACCAAGTTTTAAGTATTTACGGAGAGAACCGAGAGCAAATCTATGAGCAACAAGTTGACTTGCAGATTAAGTTCCGTCAATTTGTAGAATCAATAATCGTAGACTGATGAAAAAATTAAGAGTATTAATAGCTTGCGAGGAAAGTCAAGCAGTTACAAAAGCATTTAGGA